AGGGACATCCGAATCCATATCAGCCAAACTGCTTGATGTGGCTGGTGCATTTTCTTTTGGCTTTGGTTCTGCTAATGAAATCCAGCCATCCCAAGTAACTGGGATTGCTTCTAACTTGATGGCTAGACCACCTTGTTTGGTATCAACACAAACACCAATCTTTTGCCAACGATTTTTCTCATTGCCAGATTTATCTGTGTAAGTGCCATTTTTGACGATACAGTCATATTTAATTCCCATTATTTCTCGCTTTCAATTGTGAGTAAATTTGTTTAACTTCTTCTAAAAACTGCTGAACTTCTACTTCTATATCATGGATATATGCTTCATCCCTATCCAATCGCACTACAAACAATTGCAACTCAGAAGGTAGCCTAGGATCAAATGATACAAAATCGCACCATTTTGCCCCTGTACAAGCCATTTGGGTTTGCATTTGTGGGATATATTTTGATGGTGGCACTCCAGCCATCAAATAATCTATATGAGTAGAGGTATTGGGACATTTAATCTCAATTAACCCATCTTCAATTGTTCCATCTGGGCTACAACCAAACCATTCAATAGTTGGATGCTCAACAAAAGCAACCTGATTTACAAACACCCCTTTAAAGGCTTCATAAGCCATCCTAGCGAGTGGTTCGGTTTCTGTACCCCAAGCCATAGCTGAATTGCTAAAACTGCTTGTAGGTATGTTTGTGAGCCTTTCAACTACCAAATCCATCTTGTAGTTCTTACGACCAGCAGATTCCCCAGACTTAATCTTAGACATAACATCAGCAACCCTACTTGCAGTTACTTTGCCTAGCCTAAGTTTTCGCCATTCTTCAGTTCCCTGAGAAATTGTCAAATCTATCATTCCTGCAAATGGGATTGGCTCTAAAGCATTAAGCCTATCTTCTGTTGTGAAGGTTGTGATGATTCTCTCCTTTTATTTGTTGATCTGTTATTTGCTTGTTGTTTTGCTGTTGCCCATCTGCAATTATTTGGCTCATAATTTCCATCATTGTTTATTCTGTCAATAGAATGGTTTTTTGATGGTCTTTTGCCCATATCTAACAAAAATTTGTTGAAATCAAGCCAAGACGGGTCAATTTTTATTCCTCTTTCACCATATCTATGAAAACTATTAGCAGACTTCCAATGAGTTCTAGCCATAATTCCAGACCAGCAAACATGTTCTGGCGAACCAAAACCACCATGCTTTGTTGCTCTTTGTTTTGCAAGTTCATTTTTTAAGCATCCACATGATTTCTGCCGATTACTATTTAATGTATGAGTGGGAACAATACAATAATTTCCACAATTGCATAAACAAGTCCAGCAAAAATGACCATTTTGTCGATAGGAAAATTCTTTAACTAGCAATCTTTCAAATCGCTTGCCAATCATTTTTTTTGTAGCATTTTCAAGTTTATTCATAAGTTAAGTATAAATAAAATTGCAAATGTTGTCAAATTGTAGATGTAGTCATTTTTTGATCATAGCTTTTTATAGTTTCCTGTAGTTGTTTTGCATAAATAGATGCTGATTCTGCCGCTTTCCCTGCTGAAACCCAATCACTTTTTAAGCAAAACAAATGACAATTTTTGATGGCTAATTGGGTATCTAAATACAATTCTGAATAATCTTTAGTTCTCATAATTTCCTTATTCGGTTTCATCGTCTGGCATCTGGTCTGTAGGTCGCATTTGAATTAATTGAACATCATCCAATTCAGACTTTTCCCATTTAGTCATAAATTCTTTGGAAAGAGTATTGATTGCCGCCATCCATCCCATTTCAAAAAATTCTTCTGGGGCAAATACAGCTTTAGGTATCTTATCAAATTCTTCTTTAGCAAATGGATTCATACCTTTTGTTTTCTCCAAAGCTGTTTAATCTTTGGGTCTATAAATATAGCATCAGAATCATCAATTGTCCTATTGAATAATGCTTTAAAATCAGCCCATTTCTTTTTGTACATCTCTTGTTCACTTGCTGGAACATAACCATAAATTTTTTTCCAGCGAATAGTGATGTCTGTACTTGCTGGTGTATAAATATAATCTTTATTTTCCATTTTTACTCCTATAGTGTTGATTGGATTGCCTTATTAAACATACTGAACATTTCCATACTTTTGTTTTGTTTCTTAATACTAATTTAAAGCCTTTTGCATCTCTTACTACTTGACAGCTAACACAAAACTTTTGTTCCATCCCAACCTTCTTTTAAATATTTATATTCTGATGCATCTACTACTGCTGTTAATTTTTTGCATACATCACAAGTATCTAGCCAAACTCTGTAATCATGGTATCTGGGTTTCTCTTGCCCCCATTTAGTCCCACAATCAAAACAAACATTATCAGGTTGTTCTTGGGCTAGTCGCATTGAATTCTGCCTTTTTCTTTTCATAGGTTGGCTGGATTTGCTCTTTTTGTTTCTTAGTTTTAGCTTCAGCCCATGCCAACCCAAAGACAGTTTTAAGTTCATCTGCTGTCTTACAGTTTTCCAATTGGGCAATAATCTTGTCAGTTGGTGATTCTTCTGGTTCATCCCAGAACTCATCTCCTGCATACAAGGATAATCCAATTCCAGTACAGATGGCAATACACTTTACCAAACATCTTTTCATTGCTGAATTTACTTGCATTGCATTTGGATTAGTGATTGCTTTATTTGCACCATCTATAACTGGCAACCATTCTGTCATTGTTTTGCCAAAAGCAGTAACAGAACAACCAACCATTAAAGTGCCACTATATTCAATTGGTTCTGTATAAAACCAGTTTGCTTCTGGATCATGTTGTAACAAAGTATCAACAGAATAAACCCAAGAAAGATATGTAAATCTTCCTTTCTTTTTTGTTTCAGCAGATACATCTATAGTTCTAAGCTCTTTATATTTATTCACAATATATCCTGTATTTTGATGCCTTTATTTTCAAGGGCTTTTTTAAATTTACTTAATGCCGATGACAATATTTGTGCAACTCTTTGATGAGTTATGCCTTCAGCTTTTGCAATCTGTTGCAATGTCATTGGATCTTTGTTCATTGACAAGCCTTTTGTGCTGAGTTTTCCCAGTATTCGTATATACAAGTTGAAACAATTAATCCAATCTTTTCTTTCTCATTCTTTTGGAGTGCTTCAACTAAAGAATCCCAATGCTTACCATAAAGTGCATCATCCATAATTGCACCTTGGATATTTTCTGGTAGGTCTGGGCTGTAATCACCATTGAGCAATTCAGCTACTTGCTCATCAAAATCCTCATCATCTGGATCTTCTGGTTCATAATAGCGATCTTCAGTATGCATACCCATTTTGATTCCTTTCTTTTTTTATATTTTTATATATTTGCTTAATTGATAATTCATAAAATGCGGCATCATCAATATGACTAATTGCTTCTGTATGAACAGAAATGCTAGTTAATTCTAAAAACCATGCTTCATTATCTGTAAACCACCAAAGGTCAATCATTCTTGATAATTTTGCTTTAGAAGTCCCAGATGTTCCATCAACTTCTAAAATATGCAAAGTTCTATTTTTTTTATCTATAAAATAAGCATCTGGAATATAGTTAAACAAACCAATTCCTTCTGAATATAATTTGTAAGTATCTTTTTTGCTTAAAAATTTACCGGCTTCATCTTCTGTACAACCATTGACACACTCTTGATTTATAAGAGTTTTAATAAAATTTTCTCTTAATTTATATCTTTTGTATTGAGGATTTTTATTAATAAAATCTACAATAATTTCTTCATGTTTGCTCATTAAAACCCCCATCCAAACATTGCACCAAGGATTAAACCTAAAAGAATTATTCCAATAATGTCAGTCTTATTCATATTATTTCCTATATGCATATTGTGAAAATGGGATGCCAAATGATTCTTTATCTTCAAATACAACTTTGTTTTTAGATTTATCCAAAAAAGCATAAGTGCTAAAAGCAAATGGCGCTTCATGATGCAACTCTAGCAGAACTGCATTGATTCTATTTGCAAATGCATTGGTAGCCGCTAAAGATAGTTCGCTAAACTGTTCAGCAGTTAAACCGCTAGATGCTAATTTTAGTTTAGCTTGTTGCTCTAGTGTTAATGGGTTTTTCATGTCTTTTCCTGTTTTGTTAAAAATTACTGCATGGATGTATATTGCTATCAGATTTTTGCTATGTAAAGAAAAATCGTATTAGGACATACCCTAGTGTCAAAAATACAACAATGTTTCTTAAAATTTACCAATCGGGTAATTTGTTTAATATATGCTACATTTTTAAGCAAAACTTACTGATCGGGAAATTTGTTATCATTTAGCATGACCAGCTTAAACCAGCGAACAGTTGAACTTCTCAAAGACAGGGGATACCAATGCGACATCGTAGAAAGTTACAATGCTTTCACCAAAAGAAAAAAAGACCTATTTGGCATATTCGATATATTAGCTATTGGGTCAGGAGAAACATTAGGTGTCCAGATAACTTCCAAGTCCAATATTTCATCAAGGATTAAAAAAATAGAAGAATCTGAGTATTTACCCCTATTGCTNGNNGCTGGATGGNGAATTATTGTCTTTGGATGGTTCAAAAAAGATAATGGAAGATATGATGTTAAGGAGTTTGAGTTTTAGAAGTACAATCTATGGACAGGCTAGGGTCATCCCCGAAAAGTCGCTTAGTCACCGATCTGCCAAGTCCACCTTTTGACTGCTTTTGACAAGGCAACTATGAATTTTTACCCATTCCATATTGGCGATTACATCAGCCATACAAGCCATTTAAGCGATGAAGAAGATTTAGCCTATAGGCGAATGATCGACCTTTATTATTTAACTGAAAAGCCATTTGATGATATTTCTTTGCTTTGCCGAAGGGTTAAAGCAGAATTAGCTATTGTTGAAAATTTATTGCATGAATTTTTTATTTTTGAAGATGATGATTGCTGGCATAGCAAAAGGGCTGATATTGAAATAGCTAAATATCAATATTTGAAAGAATCAGGTAAGAAAGGTGCTGAAATAAGATGGGGAAATAGGGAAGAAAAGCCAACCCAAAGCATACCCAATAGCCCCCCTAATGCCACCCTATTAGCAACCAAGACCATTACCAATACCAATACCATTACCAATAATAAAGACATACCCATTCCTGAAGGAATGAATATTGTTGTTTGGAAGGATTATTTGAAATTAAGAAAGACCCAAAAGAAACCATTAACAGAAACAGCTTTAAAGGGCTTACAAAGGGAAGCTGATAAAGCTGATATGACCCTAGTAAAAGCATTAGAAGTCTGCTGTGAAAGGGGTTGGATTGGTTTCAAAGCTGATTGGATAAAAGACAAACAACTTGGAAATCAACAAAACAAAATGAGCAATTTCTGGGCGCAAATTGAAGGGGCAAAATAATGGAATATAAAGAATCCGATTTTTGCACCAAGGAAGATGGCATCAGGTATGTTTTTAAGATGTTTTCTATAATTTATGGCTCTAAGATTACAAACCATTGGGGTGATATGAATGTATCTGCTGTGATGGATGTCTGGAAGGAAATGATTGGTAATTATTTGACATACAGACCAATACTGGATTTTGCCCTTAAAAATCTTGATCCAAAGGGTTTTGTAACAACTCCAATGGCATTTGCTGATCTTTGCAAGCAAGCTGGCAGAATCCCAGTAAAGCCTTCCCAGACAATAACTCATCAAAAGACCCAAGTAGAAACAATTAAGGATGCACAGGCTAAAGAAGAAGCATTGGCTAAATTGCGGCAATTCACCGGAAAGGTAGTTTTATGAATACTGGCAACCATTCTTATGCAGAAAGAATACAAGGCACTAATGCTGGTGAAGAACTATTTGAATCCTATTGTGAATCTAAAGGTTTCCATTTGACTAGATTAGGATTTGATGAGCATAAAGCCAATATTCCTAATTTCTTCAGATTAAATCAATACATCCGAAATATTCCTGATTATGTAATCAATACAGATAATGGAACTTTTGTAGTCAATGTCAAAGGGACAGATAATTTTAAACAATCAGAATATAAATTGTTACCTGAATTTGGCGAATGGTTTAGTAGTAAAAAAGCCCCATTGATTTATGCATTTTGCTTTAGGGGTAGCGAAAGACCCATATTGGTTTATCCAGAAAAAATCATTAGGTTGTATGAAGAAGCTAAAATTGACCAATCTTGGAGTGATGGAGTAATCTATAGATGTCTGAATTTAAGAAGTCAGAAGCGTGGCGATCAGAATGTGAAGCAAGAGAACTACTCAGATGGTCTTTAAAGGATAGAAGGAAGCAAATAGCTTTAGTCTGGGAAAAGCGTGGTGGTGAATCAGCAATCAAACTACAGGATGAAATAACAAGATTATGGAAAATACAGAAGAATCAGCAAACAAAGCAAGACGATTTATTTATGACAAATCAGTAGATTTTGCCCAATCGAAGGCTAACCGGGTCTATATCGAGAATTTCCTTAGATCAAAAAAATCCATGCTTATGGCTGAATCAGAAGCTACAACTATGGCTGGTAAAGAAGTAGATGCCTATAAGCATCCAGACTATATAGCATTGCTATATGGGTTAAAAGAAGCTGTTTTACTAGAAGAAGAATTAAAATGGAAGTTGTTATCAGCACAATTGGCTATTGAAATCTATAGGACAGAAAGTGCAAATAATCGTGCTATTGATAAAGCTATTTGAATGGGTGATATACCTTACTATTTTGGTATCCTTATTTTCGCTATCGTTTTCTTTTCTATATGGATTAATCTTAAATGAGTTCTTGGCTGATAATTGTTACTGGTTTAATCTACTTTTACATTTCTGTTGACATGGCAATCAAAGGTGATGTGGGTCTGGCTTGTATGTATGCTGGATATTGTTTTGCCAATTATGGAGCTTATCTTTTAGCAACCAAATAATGTACAGAAATGCAAAACTGCTTAAATCAATCAAAGATATTCCCTGTCAGTTATGTGGGGCAGAAGATGGAACTATTGTTGCCGCCCATTCAAATCAGCTTAGGGATGGCAAAGGTAGAGGACTTAAAGCCCATGATTATCGGATTGCGACCTTGTGCTTTAAGTGCCATGAGGAAATCGACCAAGGATCGAAACTCAACAAATCCCAAAGGATTGAGATGTGGGAAGAAGCCCATAGAAAAACCATTGGTGAACTTTTTGAAAGAGGAATACTAAATGTCAAATAAAGTTATCAAAACTTATGCTGGTGGCAAAGCAAACTATGTTGTAGGTGGAGATGAAATCAATGAGATCATTGAGCATCTAAATGATTTGTTTGTAGGCAAACCCATGACCAGAACAGAAATGGATTTGCTACAGCATATCGTGAATCATATCTGCAATATGGCTAATGAGAACCAACTGCTTAGAATCTACAACCAAGAGCAAGTAAAACCTTATTCAAGCAATCATTAAATGTGTTTGCTTTTAAATAATAATTTATGTCTGATGAAGAAATCCGTAATATTTGGTATTCTCTATTCCCATTTAAGAAAATGACTGAACAAGACATGATATTTGCTAGAAAGATTGTGGAAACTTTATTAAAGAGTAAATTACTAGACAAAACCAATACTGTCTAGTAAAAAGCTACAACTCTAAGGGATCAAACCCACAAGACACACCAATTTGGTGAGCTTTTCTCCTAAATGATGCATCATGCTTTAACCATGCATCAGAAACAGTACCAGACCTAGAAGCATGGATCATCTCATGGGCTATAGTTTTAATGACAGTTTCTAAAAACCCACACCTAGATGCAGAAATGGTAATCGTATGCTCATGCTCATCCCCTTCATCGTAACAATAAGTACCCATTGTTTCAGGGTCATAGTCAACTATGAATTTAACTTCTTCTGGCAATGGAAGTTTCCATTTTGAAAATGGTTCGCAACAATACAGCATTGCATAGATATTTCTAAGAATGGTTGGTGTTAGCTTCATTTCCAGCTAATCCATTCTTTAGATTTAGCCTGCCTCTTTCTATCTACATAAACTGGCATAGAAAAAGTTAAACCATGTTCAGGATGGGTAAGCCATAATGCTTGCCTAGGTGGTTCAAAGCCAAAGTTATTGCTATATGCATATTCATCGTAGCCTTTCAAGCTACCATTAACAATCAGTCTTTCCAACTGGATAAGCTGATGCCAATGTCCTAATAGCATAGTGTCGTATTCCATTTCAATTTGTGAGTTTCTTGATCGTTTTCGATGATCCCCCCTAATGATCGGTCCGATTGCACCAATAACACCATCTCCACCCCTGAACTGATCTCCATGAGTTAATAGGTATTTATGCCCATAAATGCTGTAATAAGCATCTGATCCATCTGGAATTAAGAATGTAATCCTTGAATCATTTTCAAAGTGCTTATCTAAGAACTGATAGAGTAACCAATCGAATGAGGTGAAGTTACGACCTTTTGCCCTGATCTTGTGTGTGTTACGCCCATGATTACCTGATACACAAGGAATAAAGACATTTCCAAACTCATTGGCTAGTGTTTCAATACACCAAATCAATACTCCAAACAAATCTACAACTGTTGGCATGATCTCCATTGCATTGGTAGCCATTAGTTCTTCATGGATGTCACCAGACACCATATCTCCACCTAAGATAAATACAATCCCCGGATAATCTGAATGGGCAATGTGATTCTTTAGCAAATCAATAGTCTTTTCAACCATTACTTTTGCTCTATCTTGGGCTATTGCCACATTGAAATCATTAACCCCATTAATTTGGTCAGGATCAACAACTTCACCCCAATGCCAATCACTAGCAAACAAACTAGGTACACCAGCAACAGTTTTGCCTTTCTTGGGTTTGACCAACCAATTTGGGATCTTTGGTTTCGCATCTGCCATATTAAGGATAACTTTCTTAATGTACTTTTCATTAAGTTCTTCCCTTTTTTGTGTAGATATTGAAGATTCAAGCTGTCTAATCTTATCTTTGGCTTCTAATAGC